GTTGAATTTCTCGACTATACATTTAACGACAAGCCTTAACCCAGCCAACTACAACAGATGTAAAAGTCTGTTGTAGTTTAAAACTAAATGACCATGAAAATATTGAGTAATAAGAAATATAGGTATTTTGTAGACTCAATTCGCAATCAAACAATTGCAATTGCAAAGCTACACGCTAAAATAGAGGATAATGAAGATTTATCATTTGATCTTACTATGAGAAACGTAAATCTATCTGATAGAATTGCAGAATTACAAATTGCACTAATAAAAAATTCTGACCAAAATAAAACAATTCAAACTAATCCGGTAGTCAATCAAGATTTACAAGACTGGCTATTATCTCAAAAGTTCAATTCTACAAGTTCAGATCAGCCAGAAAGATTTTTCGAATTTCCATTTAATGTATAAAACAAAATAAATATGCCGATAACACCTAATGAGTTCTGCCAGTGGAAAGGAGAAGTTGATGCGCCAAATAGAAAGCCTGTTATAAGTAAGGTTTCTTTAGAGCGTTACTTGACTCAACAGGGATTCTATTGCTGCTATGACGACTCTAACCAAAGTGATATTCATATGGTTAGGGTTATTGATAGACGAATCTATAACTGCGGAACTAATATCATGTATAACTATCTGGTTAACGTACTGGAAAAGGAACATTCTCAATGGCTTGATGCACTAAAAGATTATATCGTATTGCTATTTAAGCCGACTATCATACAAATGAAACGTCTTGAACCTAAGATGTTGCGCGATACCGATACGACAAGTTACATCCCATTTAATAACGGCGTAGTTACCGTTACACGAACCGGAGTTGAATTAAAATCGTATAGCGAACTTCTTACCGGAAACACATATATTCTAAACAGTAAAATTATCCCGCGCAATATAGATTTGCAATTCGCGAATTACGAATCAGGTGTATGGAATAGATTTCTAACGAATGCTGTTGGCGAAAAAGGATTGCCATATCTGAAACGTGCATTAGGCTACATGTTGCACACTCATAAAGATAAAAGTAATGCTAAAATTGTATTTTTATCCGATTCTACCTCCGGCAATCATAGTCGGGCAATGGGAGGCTCTGGAAAGTCACTAATCTCATATTCAGCACTTAACGAACTTAGGAATGTATTTTACGAAGATGGAAAGAGTTTCAATCCTAAAAGTACGTTTAAGTTTCAAGGATTATCTATTGATAACGATATTTGCTGTATTGATGATGTTGTAAAAGAGTTTAACCAAAAGGTCATATATAATCTAACTACAGGGAATTTCAGCTCGGAAGAAAAATATAAGGCGCGTAAGATAATCGACTTTCAAGATTCATGTAAGTTCATTATAAACGGGAATTATGGCATTTCGTTAGACGATGATTCTGATATTAGACGAACTTGTATTATCGGACTTACCGATTATTATAACGCCCGAAATACTCCAATGATGGAATTCAAGCATAGATTTTTTAGCGAATGGACTGGCGATAGAGCTATTGAATATCAGTACTTCTACGCGACTATGTTTTCCTGTATTCAAATGTACTTACAGTCAGGCATGGAATCATACAAATATGAACAGGTAGCTAAGAAAGGTACAGTTAATAAATATCCCGATACACTAATCAAATCAATCAATACCGTTAAGCATAACTTTATTGGAATTGCCAATGCTATGACACAGGAAGATATTAAGGAACGAATTGGCAACTATACGACCGACTGTATCAAAGCATTAAAGTCTATAATGGAATCGGACGGATATGATTGGTTAAAAGATAGAAAACGAGTAATAGGTAAGGTAAACCCAGCCGACTTATATTATTTTAAAAAGAAATAATTATGCAGAAAATTGATTATTTGGAAATGTTAAGACTTCAAATGCTTAACGATAAATGGCACGTTAAACTTAAACGCTGGTTTGATTTGCAATTTTGGATGGCGTATTGCCTGATATTCAATAGCCGGATATGTCGATATTTTAAATACAAAAAACTAAAACCATGAACTATACCTATAAACAATATGTGGCTGATTTGAAATCACAATTATGCTGCAACGATCCATTACCGGATTGTATATCTTATGATTATACCGACGATCAAATTGATGATAACTCTAAATATTTTAAGAACTGTCATAAACGTGGATTATCTGCCTATAAAGCACTATTATTCTTTAGCGATTATATGGAAGGAGATTACGAATTATGATGCCGAAATATGAGGTTAAATACACGATTAATAATCATCACATGCGAACGACCGTAGAAGCACGATCTGAAAAACAGGCGGTCGCTATAATACAACAGCGATTAGTTATATACTCGGCTGTTAGAGTAGAAGATGACGAATTAACTAAACTCCGTAATATGTTTCATATATGACAAACGAAGAAATTAAAGAACTGTTCTTTCAATCCATTGCTGATTATAAAGAATACAATCCGGCAATAGTGTATAAAAAGACACATCGTAAACCATTAAAAGGTAGACACTTATTTCATTTAATTAAATTTGGATATATACATCCGTTATACTTTATGCGATGACTAAAGAGGATTTTGATAAATTGGTGGGTAATATTAACGAAAAGAAAACTTCAATGACTAATGCCGAGATAGGAATACCGGAGTATTCTATACGAAAAGTACCGAAGAAAAAAAAACCGTATAAGAAAAGCCAATCTCTTTATGATTTAGACATCGCATATCAAACTTGGTGGTATTCTAATAAACATATCGAAGGTTCATTACAGGTTAAGTCCGGCTTTTCTGATAATAAAGCTAATGATTTGCAAAAGGCAATTCAAGCGTGGTACTTTATGAACGGAGGTTATGCAACGAGGCGCAACACGCAGGGCACATACTCGGTAGCACTTGGTAAATATATCAGATCGGGAGCAACTAACGGTGCGGAGGATGTTGACGGGACGCTTAAAGGATTAAATGTTAAGGTAGAAGTTAAAATAGGTTCGGATAAACAACGTCCGGCACAAATAGCCTACCAAGCACAAATAGAACGTGCTGGCGGTAAATATATCATCGTTAAATGTTTCGATTCATTTTTAGAACAAGCAAAAATAATTTATAATTTATAAAAATAAACAATATGAAAATTACAGATTTTAAAGAAGGTGATTTAATTTGCAGAACCGCTAAGACGGAAAAGTATGTAGCCGATTCAGATTATATCGGTGCGTGTTTTATGTTTTCAGAAATAGTAGATGGTATAATATCTTTAATGATGTTGTTTTATCCGCCTAATAAAAATGAAAATGGAGAAATCTACGAATTGGAGCTATCTAAATATGATGATAATTTTTGGAGCTTATGCAAGTCTACTAAACTTAGGCGACCCGAAATTATAGACGGAGTGCATGTAAAATTATCCCGCTTAAAAGAAGTGGGGGATGAAAATTCGATAATATTATACGAATCTATATTGAATACGCTGAAAAATGCAAAGTAGTAACACGCTTTCATACGTCAGTAACGATTCTAACTACTGGGCTAAGATGCAAATAATCGGACTTCCTTTTGCAATGCAGGACATGGTTAGGTTTTGTCTTGGTGATTATATTGCCGGAGGTAGTAGCCGTATGGTATTTGATTGGAAATTTAGACCGAATACCGTTATTAAATTCTGTAAGGCAGATGATTGTCAATCGAATTGGACTGAATATGCTGTATGGGAATCAGTAAAAGATACCAAATACGCTAAATGGTTTTCTCCGGTAATAGATATATCTCCATGTGGCAGATTCTTATTAATGGAAAAAGCAAAGGAAATTAAAATAGAGGATAAGCTACCAAAGAAATTGCCGAACTTCTTTACCGATATTCATACTGGGAATTTTGGGTGGATTGATAATCGGCTTGTCTGTATAGATTATCAATTTATAAGTAGGGCTTTAGACTTATCATTTAACACTAATATGCGGGATGCTGACTGGACTAAGTATTTTTGAAAAAATAAACTGTAAAATAATTGACATAACCTAATTTATTCAGATATTTTATGTATCTTTGCAGTCTAAACATTTTATTAACCAATTAAACAAAATATGAAACAGAAAATTTATGAATTTAGCGTCGGTGGAGAAAAGGAATGGGTATGTGCTGATACATTGATCGAAGCATTAAAGTATTATTATGATTTAACAGCAATGTCAATATCTGAATTTGAAAACGATGATGATATAATTGAAATTCCAAAAGAAAAATGGGCTGAAATGAAAATTACCGATACGGAGGGTATCGAAGATGACGAAACCGGATTTCCTATTTTGATGACATTTGCAGAATATATGGAAACTGCAAATAGATGTGATATTATTGCAACAACCAACTATTAACTCAAAACATAAACAAAATGAAAAAAGCCTATTTGCATTTCAATGACGTTAACGAGGATGATACCTGTGGTTAGCGATTAAATTAAGTTGCCGGAATAGCTCAGTTGATAGAGCAATTGATTTGTACTCAATTTGTCGAGGGTTTGAATCCTTCTTCCGGCTCAAATAAAACATAAGACGGGAGGTAGATATATTAAAGTTAGCCGTTAGGTTTTAATATACAATTCTCCCCGAAGAATAAAGGTGGGATGCTCCATTGGAACTGACAGCTATAGAGTTGCGCATTGAAAGCTAACCCACCTATGATATAAATTCAGATCGAAGCAGACAGATAATTTGCGGATTGAGCCGGATGGAGAAATCAATTATTATCAACTTAGGCATAAGTTAGTTTGTGTAGATGTAACGAGAGGTTGTAATACCTATATAGGACAAGAGTTCCGAAAAAATAGCAACGTGTATTCCTTATGCGAGGACTGGATTTCTTATTTTTCTATTTTCGACTTTAAATGAATCGTCCTACCGATTTAAATACTTCTTTTCATTTTTTAATTGCATTCATTTTTTTATGCCGACACTGTGAAGTATCGGCATTTTTTTTGTGTCATACCGAACTCATAGCAATATATTTGGAGTACGCAAATTATTTCCTATTGTTTAACATTATTTATATAATAGCTGGGCACAAATAGGTATATTAAGAATTACCTTTGTGAACAGAAATTAAAAAATAGTATCAGTAGTGCGATACTCAACGACTTAAAAACGGCAATCGTAACTTTCACAAGCACTACAGTGAATTTTATGGTTGCCTATTTTTTTAACTATGAATAAAATACGTCCGAGGATTTCAGAATTAGAATATGCTTTAGTATTAAATAGTAGAAAAGCAAAAACAGAAAGAACTGTTTTGGTGATTGGTGATTTACATGCACCATTTATTAAAGAGGGTTATTTGGAATTTTGCAAAGAAATGTATGTAAAACATAATTGTACGTCGGTTGTATTTACGGGCGATATACTTGATAATCACGTAGTTAGCTATCATGAAAGCGATCCTGACGGGTTTGGTGGAGCAGAAGAATTGAGATTGGCTAAAATTCAAATAAAAGGATTCTATGAAGCATTCCCTAACTCTAAGGTTTGCCTCGGTAATCACGATGCCTTACCTAACCGTAAAGCCTACTCTAATGGAATTTCAGCAAGTTGGATTAAAACGATTGATGAAGTTTTGGAAGTTCCTAATTGGAGCTTTGCAGAAGAATGGATGATAGACGGTGTAAAATACATTCGCGGTTTAGGAATGAAGATTAGACCGAGAGTAATGTCTGAAATGTGTTCCTGTGTTATTGGGCACTATCATTCCGAATCTGAATACATTGCCTTTGTAAATGAAAAGGATTTATTGTTTGGATTACAGGTAGGTTGTGGGATGGATCGCAAGAGCTATGCGGCAGCGTACGGTAAGCACTTTAAAAAACCACAACTATCTGTGGGACTGGTGTTTGATAATGGTAGACAAGGAATGTTAGAACATATGAAAATGTAAATCATGGAAGGTATAGAAGAAATTTGGAAAGATATAGTAGGCTTCGAGGGAAATTACCAAATAAGCAATATGGGAAATATAAAATCACTATCAAGGGAAATATTTAACGGAAAGGTTATTTTTATTTCAAAAGAAAAGATACTTAAGCCCGGAAAAGCAGGAAGTGGATATTTATTTTGCGTTTTGCGTAAGGATGGATTTAAAAAGATAAGCTCAAACCACCAACTGGTTGCAGCCGCATTTTTAGGACATAAACCAGGGCTTGACGGATTAATTGTAGACCATATTAATGGAGATAGGCTCAATAACAACATAAAAAACCTAAGACTTACAACTTATAGAAATAATATGGGCGAGTGCTTTAGAATAGATAGAGATAGACTTTCAAGCAAATATACTGGGGTCTGTTGGGGAAAACACGCACATAAATGGATAGCCGCAATAAGAATTAATGGCGAGCGAAAACATCTCGGTTATTTCAAAGATGAACTGGTTGCATCCGACGCATACCAACAAGCATTAAAATCAATTATCCAAAATTAGCAATGAAAACCAAATTCACAGACATAGCACATTATTTCAGATTCGTAAATAATTTCAACGGCGAATTAGTACTTCGTGGATTATCAGCCTTTTGCGATGGTAACGAAATAGCACATTTAGAAAAAGAGTATCTACCTAAAAACCTAAAAAAGAAATTATGATTATCACAATTCTCGGTATGAGTTGCAGTGGCAAAGACACATGCGCTCGCGAATTACAACAATCCGGTTTCGACTTTGTAATATCAACAACTACCCGACCAATGCGAGATGGCGAAAGTCAGGGCAATCCATATCATTTTGTATCGGATGAAACGTTTCAAATGTTAATTGACGGAAATCATTTGATCGAATATCGTAAGTATAATACTTTAGTAGATAACAAGCCTGCTACATGGTGGTACGGCGTTCAGAGAGCCGCTATCGACAGTACTAAGGACTATTGTGCCGTTCTTGATATGGTCGGCTTAGATGGCTTTAAAAAGTACTTCAATAACGAGGTAGTTTCATTCTATCTTGATGTGCCGGATGACATAAGAAAAGCCCGATGTATCAAACGAGGTGATTATAATGAATCGGAATGGAATAGACGACTAATTGATGACAATATAGTTTTCGCACCGGATATTGTGAAAGAACAAGTCGATTGGAAGTTGGGTAATGTGCATAATGTAAATGCAGCGAAAGAGGTGTTGGGTATAATTGAATGTGTAAAAAATAAGTATTTATGATAATATGTGTGGATTTTGACGGAACTTGTGTTACTCACGATTTCCCATTAGTAGGTAAAGATATTGGAGCAGTTCCGGTTTTAAAACGATTAGTAGAACAGGGTCATAAATTGGTATTGTTTACCATGCGTAGTGATATTGAAAATCCAACGAGTAATGATTATAATATTCATTCTGTTGGAGGTAATTATCTAACCGATGCTGTAAATTGGTTCAAGGAAAATGATATACCTTTATTTGGTATAAATGAAAATCCAGATCAGAAATCGTGGACTAAATCACCTAAAGCATACGGACAGCTTTATTTAGATGATGCGGCACTTGGGTGTCCGCTACTATATCCAGATATGTCAGAAAGACCGTATGTAGATTGGCAGAGAGTAGAATTATGGCTGCAAAACGGAGGGATATTAAAATAAAAACTAAAATGGCTACCAAATTAACGGTAGCCATTGTTGTTTAATCATTTACGAGTATAGGAATTTCTTGACATCTACATCTCTGATGAACTGGAACGATCATTTCTTCTACCGGAAAAGTAAATCCAACATTGCCTTGACATGTAGCACATACCGTTGAATCATTAGCTGTCAATATGTATTTAAACATTTTTTTACCAGACCACGACATTCTATTCGATGTGTGATAAGCAACCATTAACATATCATTGTTGAGTCTTTCAATACTACGCATTCCTGATTTATAACCTCCGAAGGGTACTACCATTAATCGACTTGCTAATGCAGCTTTGAATAAAGTAGCATCTAAAGCATCTGTACTTGTGGTTGGACTGAATATATTTGACATAAACATATCATAGGTTTGAAATTGATCGAAACCTTTATCCTGTCCGATTGCTATGTATAATTCCAATTCGAATCGTAATCTTTGGGAATATATGCCAAGCCTTTCACCGTATGACTTTCCATAGCGTTCTGAATCTATCCAATCAACTGCATCCCAATCGGTAACTTCTATACCTAACTTTTTATTTAGTCTTGATGATATGTTCTTTTCTATATCGACACGATTCTTAATTATAGCTATAATATCTTTTCTCATAGCCGACATAACGATAAGTACTTTCTGATTTGTCGAGAACCGGAAATCTTTACCTTTATCTGGAAGTAACCATGCGATTGCGATTATATCCTTAGTAGCTGTCTTTATCCGGTCTAACACTTCATGTTGTGCTAAATTAGAGTTACTTATCGCTTTGGATAAATAACTATAACAAGCATCCTCAATTTCCCGCTTCGTCATCTTCTTCGTCATTTAGTCCGATATATTCTGCAATTTCTGCATCTACTTCGGGTGTTTGTTTAAATTGGTTTTCTATCTCGCTCTTATTCGGGCACTTAGAACAAAGTGGGGCTGGAAGGTAAAAAATTATTGATTTTTCTGTGGCAGATAATTCAGCACCCTTATCTTTATATTTAGCGTCGGAAAGTTCAGTTCTTTGTTTTATTGCTGCAAGTAACGTTATATCATCGGTTGCAACACTATCTATAATTCTCTGTAAGTCGATAAGAGTTTCAACACGTATTTCAGATGGTGTCTTATCTATTAACCTTTCGTGAACTTTATTTTCGACCTCATTAAATTCAGTATGTTCTATCCCTTTTAATTTACAGAACTCGTCAAATCCATGTTTATATATTTCAACTTTACGAAATTCCATGTATTGTATATTCTCTACCTTGTTAAAGAATATACTTGCACCCGAACGCTGTGAGTCAATGGCGGTATAAGCATCGCCTTGTGTAGCCCTACGAAACATGTCATAGGCAGTAGTTTGGTTCTGATTAGCTATTAATAAATCACACGCGAGCTTTCTTATTATCTCGTAATCTTCACTGCCGGATTTAATCACCCGCGATTCTTTCTTTTGAATCTTGGGTGGTGTATTGGTTTTTATAGGGATTGCCATTATACTTTAGGTTTAGGTTTAGCTGGTACGGGCGGTGTATCAATTGCGATTTGGGCGTTCTGTTCTGCAAGTTTCTTTTCCGCTAATGCTGCTTGATCTTCTAACCGTTTAGTTTCATCATTTGCAGCATAAGGCATATTTTCGGCAACTGTCTGTTCTGATAATGAACCGTTTTGTTTAGCCGTTCCGAGTGCCGTCATAACTGAGCCATCGTCTTGTGGTGTGTACATTTTAAATGACGCACTTATGTTTAATGCAATAAGTTCAGATGCTAATTTTGGTGTTTCGCGTATCATACCTTCTTTGACCAATGAATTAATTGCGTCAAGTGGCGCGTTAAATTCATGGTGTATTTGCACTCCGGTACGTTCTGTTGGGAAAAACATCATCTTCATAGAACCAGTTGGCATATCACCGGACGATTTACTTTTAGGGTAAACCATTCCAAGCGGGTTCATAATGCGTTCTGTCAGAATATCATAGGTTGTGGTAAACTGTGTTGATATATCCGCGCCTTGTAACATAGAGAACTTGCCATCTTTATCGGTAACAACCGTTGTAGCACCGCCCGTTCTATCCTGTCCTAATGATTCCGGTTTGTCAGTAGCAATATGATAAATGGCTCTCGTTTTGCTGTGATTATCTTCCGACAATTCAGATACAAGTATTTCTAATTTATCTATATTGTTTTGTGCCGGAGTCCAGAAAGCACCACCTTTTCTAAAATGATATACAACTGGTATGCGTTTGAATCCGTGCAATCCTTTACTAACCACAGCCCATGTAGAGTCGGTAAATTGTTTATAGGTAGTTGAATATGCGTTGTCTACTATATCACAATAAGAAACTAAATTACCAGCTTCCATTATTGAATAGAACCTACCGAAATACTCTAACTTACCATACTTATCATTTTTGGCATAAATACGCTCACCATCTAAGAATGAGAATATCTTAGTACATAAGACACCTTCATCGAAATAAAATAGTCCGGCGACATCTCCTACTGACAAAGCAGCTTTAATAAAATCGTTACGAAACGTTTCCATGTTTTTCGTGTCCCAGTACTCTTTATACTTTGCGATTAAATCGTATTTGTTTTCTCCTACCGTACTGTCTTTAAATTGAGTATGGTTGCCTAATACATGTGCAAGTATAATATCTATACACTCGAATTGTATTGGAAAAGCTAATCTGTCAACTTCTTGATAACCAATTAGTTTATCATCCTTATCAACTAATTCTATATCCTTATAGTAGTATCTATCAAATATCTTATGACCCGATACATGATACTCGTCATAGAACCGTTGCTGACTCACCTTCTCATCATCGTATTGTGAATTAAAGGTTTCATTAATGTAAGATTTTTTAGGTCGAGGAAACGACCAAATTTTGTTGAACACTATGAGTTCCGGTGTCATAATTATCTGCGTATTAATAGGTTATGTAATGTTCTAAGTTGTGTTTTAGGCATGGGCTTGAATGGTGTCTGCTTTCCTATGTCAAGGGCGAACCGATAGATTAAAGCGAGAATAACATCGGCGCTATGTGATATAATAGATTTAGTCATTTTGCGGTCAATTATTTGTAGTACACCTTCACGATCATCACGCCAACGAATTGCCCGTCTTTCACTCATTAAATGCTCTCTTAATGTTTGTCCGTAAAATGTCCGTTCTAACAGTTCTGGTTCAATGCTTATTCCACATTCCCCCGTGCCGTTATTATCTTTTAGCACATCTAAAAACTTGCTAACTACCTCTGCCTTAGCATTGGAGAAAATCTTTATTCGCGCGCCGTCTGCTCCGTCAACCTTACTTGCTTCCGAAACTTTAGCATTGGATACGAAAGGAGTAGAACCCTCAAAATATCCATTCAGAGCGAAGCCTACCCCTATTGAGTCATAGGCAAAATTCTTATTGAGTACATTTTCTATATTTAGCTTTCTTGTAAGCCAATCCCTTAATTGTTTTGCGTCCAGTTTATCAGACATATAGCAATTAGTTATATGACATCCGTCAAATATCCATAATACGGCTTTATCGACACCTCCGGCTGCCACGTCAAGTGAGGCATATTTTATTCCGTTAGTTTGTGGCGAATTATCAAAAAAGCGTCTCATTGCTGATTCTGAAATTAAAGAGTCACCCATATCAACAGGCTTCCAGCAGCACCGGGCATTACTTTGTTTTAACTTTGTGCCGCCCTTTAGCAATGCAGCCATATAATCACCACCACCTTTACCTTCTCCGGTTAGGTATGGATTTTCTGACAAGCGACCTTCAAAAATTGAAATTGATATGCAGCAGTCCATAGGAGAGTTGTATTTGGACATATTTTCATCCCAATAAGGCTCTATGTATTCCTTAGCCAACTCATAACATTCCTCTCTTGTCTCTCCCCACACGGAATCTGAAATCGTATCCCCGAATTGAAAAAAGTATAACTGCTTGCCATTCATGTCTTTACGGTGAAACCCAGTCTCAGGATCGAGCCATCTCGATATTAATTGTGCTATCCAACTTGACGAATCCGAGTTACACGTAGCGAAAATCTGACCGTTTAATCCATACGAATTTCTTAGCGTGGCAAATATCACATCAAACTTATCCATAGAAAGTTGAGTTATTTCGTCCACGTATATCGAACCGAAATTTTTGCCCTGAACTTGGTTGGAAAATATATCCAGTGGTGCGCTATAATTAACGAAACTAAGCCGCGCGCCCGAAGTCATATTCCACGTCATATTAGCCTGACTGGATAGGTAGGTTCCGAATTGACCAAATATCTTTTTAGATGAATCTGCGATACCTCCGACTCCGGCTGCATCCCTTACTTCTCGCCTTAAATACACCGCGTTATACTGTGGGTTATCTAAATGCGGTAATGCTTTCATTAATATAAGGTCTGTTTTTCCGCAACCTCTATTTCCGCAATAAATTACAATTTTGGATTGGCACTGGAATACATTAGTTTGAGAGCCATCGTTTAAAAAACGAGCGTTCTTTTTCTTCTTTAATTTTTGCGACTGTTGAAAAGTTAAAAGCATATTTATGGATATAAAAAAAGCCAACTATCCTAATTGGATAATTGGCTCTTTTTATTGGCTCTATTTAAAATTTATACGTTCCGCAAAGATACGGATTTAAGTTCATAGTTGGTCTTGTCATAGCAAAATAATTCAGACTACAAAGCAAATTAAGTTAAATCTTTAAATTATAAATTTTCGTAGGCACAACTGTACATATTAATCCGTAAATTTGTACTGTATCAGATTATTAGCGGAGTAGTCGCCGTAAAACTAACTTATTTTAAGAGTATCATATCGAAAACAGCCGACTACCTGTAATTGATATGATACTCGTTTTTTATTAACCATGAAAAATTTATTTAGTTTACAGGATTTAGATGGTGAAGTATGGGCTGACGTGCCGGAATTTGAAGGCTATTATAAAGGAAGCACAATGGGTAGAATTAAAAGTGTTGAAAAAGTATTATGGAATGGATTTGGACACTTTACACAAAAAGAGAGAATCTTAAAGGGATATGTAAATGTTCATGGGTATAGGGTTTTGGGTTTACGTAAAGATGGGGTTCATTCTAAAACTCCGGGGTTTCACCAGATAATAGCAATGTGTTTCTTAAACCATAAACCATGTCGGTTCGAGTGGGTTATTAATCATATTAATGCAAATAAATTAGATAACAGATTAGCTAATCTCGAAGTCTGCACGCAAAGATATAACACTACGGATGCGGCAAAAAGAAGGGAAACCACATCGGAATTTACCGGAGTGTGCTATCGAAAGGATAAGAACAACTGGTCTGCCGGAATAGGATATAATTGGAAGATGTATAACATAGGCTCATTTAAAAATGAATTGGACGCGAAGAAGCGATATGAAGATGCGTTGAGAGAAATTGAAAATGGAACTTTTGAATCATTTTTGGCTAAGATGAAAATAGACAGAAAGTTAAAATACACAAGTAAATATAAGGGTGTTTCCCTTCATAAGATGACTGGGAGATGGCAGTCTGTGGCACAGATAAACCACAAACATACATATATTGGTCTTTACGATACAGAACTTGAAGCCTATACCGCCCGTTGCAATTATATCGAATCCCTTAACTCAAAACCAAATCAAAACGCAGCATGAAATACATGGGAAGCAAGAATAGGATAGCAAAAGAAATCCTACCAATTATTTTAAAGGATAGAAAAGAGGGTCAATGGTATGTTGAACCGTTTGTAGGTGGTGCTAATATGATTGATAAGGTTGACGGTAATAGGGTTGGTTCTGACTTAAATGAACATCTGATTGAAATGTGGAAATCTGTCGCACACGGA